CTTTTTATATTTTTTAAAGCGTTTTGTTGTAGCTCATTAGCTGCATCTGCTAGTTCTTTGCCAGCTAAACTTGGGTTTGTAAAACCTAATTTACTTTGAGGGGCAATAAAGTCTTGGATATTTTGTGCGAGAACTTCAGCGTCTGTTTGATTTAGTTTGTTACCCTTGACGCTTAAATTTATTGTATTTTGTACTTGATTAAAAACAGTCTCAACATTTTCTTTAATAGCTCCAAGTTGAGCAGTTTTGCCTGCTGATAATTGAGCCACTAATTCGTTTGGATTTCTACCTGTGAATGTAAAGTTTTTTCTAAGACTGTCGCCAAAAGCTTTATTAGCTAATGATCCAAGACCACCAGCCGTTTTACTTGCAATATTAACTACAGGTACAGCTAAAGGCGCAACAGCATCTGATAAAACACCTGCACTTTTACCAACAAAACCTAAAGCTGCGGGTGCAGTTAGCATAATACCAGCAGTCTCTCCAACAACTCCTAATCTTTCTAGTAGTCTAGCACTAGCTTTTTCTGAACCATCAAGTCTTTCTAGTCTCTGTTCATCAGACTCACTATCAAATATAACATCTCCTATGGTTGTTACATCATCTGTAGCAACTGCTCCGTCAACTAAACTAGCGCCTAATATTTGTTTTGCTTTACTGGCTTTAGATAGTAAGCCAACTGTACCTAATCCTGGAACACCAAACTGAGTTATGAATTGTGCTGTTTTACCAGCGCTACCTGAGACTTCAGGTTTTATGCTTTCAAAATATTCATTAACATCATCTGTAATATTGGTGTCAAAAAATAAATCTATACCTGTTGTTCCAAGCTCAGTTAAACCTTGAGGGATAGAAACAAGACCTGCACCTATACCTCTGCCTATATCACCAACAAAAGAATATTCTTGCGATCCTCTTGCTAATGCTTCTTTTGCTTCTTGTCTTGCTTCTGGGGTGTCTTCTTCAAGAAATACTCTTGCGCCAGTGTCCAAGATTACTGTAGGCATTATTAATCATCCTTCTTTTTTAAACTATATATAGGATTTCCTTGAGCGTCTTCTCTTCTTAATTCTTTAGCAAGAGCGCTTGGATCATTCTGTGCAAGGATAGCTAAGTTAAGGAACAACATAGGGTCTTGCTGTCCTGATACTAAAACATCAAAATCGCCAGCATCACCAGTTTCAAATCCAAGAGCTTTTTTAACAAGAACTGCAAATTCTCCACTTCCTGCTAATTTCAAAGCATCAGCTGATCCTGCTTTTGAACCCCCCAAAGATTTAGAAAATTCTGCTAAATCTGGATTAGCTTGCAAGAACTGTAATGTTTTTATTTCTGCTGGCGTACCTTTTCTTTGCCTGTCCTCTTCCCCTAACATGCCTTCAACAAAAGCAACTGGTGCGCTGATTGGGACTATGCCTGCTTGTGGTTTCATCATGTTCATAAATCCTGCTAACTGCGCACGAGCAAAGTCTGGATTTTCTGATAATAATTTTTGATAACGCTGAAAAGCATTAAGTTGAGGTTGTGTTACTTCTGGCTCTGGCTCTGGTATTGGTGGTGGCGGTGGTGGATCATCATCATCGTCTTTATCTTCATCATCACCAGATAGTAAACTTGCTATTATGGCAGCAGCACCTGCTCCTCCAAGAAGACCAGACGTTACTGGATTAGCTGCAATTCTTGGCCCTATAAATTTGCCACCACGAGAGGCAATATTTCCAACTCCCGATATACCACTCTCTATGCCTCTTTCAATAGGTCCTTTCAAGGCTTGTTGACGTCTTAGTTTAGCATTTTCTAAAATTGTTCTACCTTGCGTGCTGTTAATAGGAAAAGATTTTCCATCCTTAGAAAAAATTTTATTTTTCTTAAGGTCTACTTTAATATCAAGACCTTTGATTTCCTCTTTGGTCGGCATTTTAAATTCTGGTGTTTTTGGTTCTACTTTTGGTTTTGGGTCTGTTTTTTTTGTTTTTTTAGATTTTCTAATTTTATCTAGTATATCGCCTAAACTACTTATCACTTTACCACCTTTTTTAAAACTAGCTATGCCACCATTTTTTAATCCCAACATTTCTTTTTTATTATCGCTTAGATATTCTGTGAAATCTTTACCAGTTAGCTCTGCTGCAAGAATGGCGTTTACTAGCTCTGGGTCATCCATATATTCTTCACCTAATTGGCTAATCGTATCTAAGGTGTCTTTAGACAATATCCCTGAGTATTCATCTCCTCTTAAACCTATGCCTCTAGTCATGGCGCTTGCTTCGTCTGCTAAAAATGGATAGCCAATAAAAGCTCCCACTCTTTGACCTATATTAGGATCAGCTATTCCAGACTTCAGAGCAGAGGTTAATTTACCACCCTTTCTAAGAGTTTGACCAATTCTTGCCGCACCAAAAGCAGGGGGGAAAGCAAGAAGTGCTAATGATGCTTTATCTATAGGATCATCTGGGTCAAAAATAATATCTGTAACATCTCTTAAATTAAATTCATCTGGATTTTTTTGGAAACTGTAAGTTGAAGGATCTGCTAAAACATTTTGATAAAAGTTTTGACCAACGTCTTTTGTAAAATTAAAAAAATCTGCTATGCCATTCATTATGCGTAAGATCCTCCTATGTTTGGTGGTTGTGGTCCACCTACAACATTAGTGCCTACAGGAGGTGTCTGTCCTCCAGATTGTTGGTTTCCAAATAAACCGCCTAGAAAGTTACCAATACCAGTTCCTATTTGTGGAAATAATGTGTTAAGCCCACCCAAAGTACCTATGCCTTGAACAATTCCACTAGGTTGTTGAAAAGCCTCTCTTTGATAACCAGTTGCTTGAGTACCGCCACCAAATTGTCCAAACGGCATACCTGTTAATAACTGTTGTCCTCTCATTAGTCTTTGGAATGGCATATCAGCCATTCTTTGAGCTGCGCCAAACTGTCTGCTTAATGCTGCTTGTTGAGTTGCTTGTCCTTGACCGCCAAGCTGATTCATTAAATTAATTTGGTTAGCTAATTGATTTTGACCTTGTTGTCCTAGACCTGCAAACCCAGAACCTATTTGCCCAAACTGACCNCCTAGCCCTGCGGCAGTTTGACCCAACCCTGCTATCTGTTGACCAATGCCTGCTTGTTGAGCGCCTATACCAGCTTGTAAAGAAGCCAACCCTTGTTGCGCCCTTCTAGCATTTTCAAAAGCACTCATAGCTTGTCTTTGAGCATCAGCAAATCCAGAACTTCTCAAAGCTCCGATTCTTTCTGTTGCCCCTCTAGCAGCTTGTCTAGCTAATTCTTCTTGTCCTAACCTTGCCCTAGAGCCACCGAAAGCACCACGAGATATAGCTCTGTCACCTGCACCAATACTGGCTTTTGATAAGCCTTCACTAACATCTTGTAAGGTTTGTTGAACTACATCTTCTTCAAAAGGATTAAAGAATGCTCTAGAACTTTGTGGATCAAAAAGCCCTAAAGAACCAAGTCCACTCATTTCTGCTCTAGATAAAGTGCCTAACCCTCTGCCCATAGCCCTACCAGCAAATGGTAAAGCTTGTAAAGCTGTATCTGTTATAGCTTCTCTTTTGCCAAAAAGTCTTTCTGCCTCGCCTAAATATGGTCTAAATCCACCTAAACCTTGAGTTAAGGCTCTAGATTGTAATTGTAAAGGTGTTAGTCCAGCAGTTTGTTCTATTGGAACATCTAATCTTTGGCCTATCATACCAGGTGACTCACCAGGCACGCCAAAGTATGAAGCTAATATTCTTCTACTGTAATCTTCTATATATGGAGATATTTGTTGAAAACTTGTTTGTGGCAAAGTCAATACTTGAGCAGGTGGCCCTAATTTAGTTTTGCTTTGTAAGAAATCAAATATACTCATTAAACCATACTCCCCAAACCTTCACTCATTTTTTGTTGATCATACAATTGTTTTGCACCCATCATTCTTTGTTCATACATGTCGTTTGGGTCTGCTCCCATCATTAACCCTATACCTCTAACTGCTGCTGCATTGGTTACAAATTCTCCGTCAGATAACATCGCTGGTATCTCGTCTCCTTTTTCGCCACCTGGACCAGTTATTAATTTATCTCTTTCTGGGAACTTGCTAACATCAACACCTTGTTCGCCTGTGCCATCAGCAGCGTAAAGTTGTCCAGGTATTCTTCTTGCTTGAATATCAAATAAAGCTTCTTGTGGTGGTGCTACTAAAGGACTAAAAGGTACACCTCTAGATTGAGCATATAGTTTTTCTACTTCGCTTGGGTAATACATATAAGCTGGTGGGTTAGCCATTTGAGGGTCTATGTTAATAGACTGTCCAGGAGTTGTAGCACCATACATAGAGAAAGGATTAAACTGTGTGCCTTGACCCATCCCTGGCATACCACCCATTCCAGGCATACCACCCATTCCTGGCATTCCGCCTTGACCTCCGCCAAACATGTTGCCAAACATTTCAGCAAACTGTCTTTGTTGATCTCTGATTCTTTTATCTTGTTGTCTTTGTGCTAAAAAATTTAAACCTAATCTTCCTAAGTCTGAGTCAAAAGCGCCAAGACCTCCTAGTAAAGCCCCTGGACCGCCTCCAGTTAAACCGCCACGCAAGATGTCGCCTAAAATATTTCTTTGCCCTTCAGCACTAGGTGCAAATAAATTACCTATACCTCCTCCTAAAAGATTACTAATATTTCCAAAAAGACCAATTTTATCAGCACCAGGTAAAATAAACTCACCTACAGTTCCTAAACCAGAACTTATAGCACTACCAAGATTTCCAAGCCTACCAAGTATATTGCTACCGACATTTCCTATAGCTGTTCCAGTGCCTCCCAAAGCACCACTTAAAGCTGAACCAGCACCAGGTATTAATAAACCTCCTAAAAGTGCAGCAGTTCTTGGATTATCTTTTATACTTCCAACCAAGCCCTTACCACTTGGATCAATGCCTAAGATGTCATCAAAAACCTTACCTCCAACTTTTTTTAATAAACCTCCTAAAAACATTTTTTGTGGCTCTTCCATTAAATCAGCTACGCCACCTCTCGCTATCATTTTCATTAAATCTTTTCTAGACATATCTTCAGCATTTTGATTTTTTTGAATCATTTTTTGAAGTTGCATTAGCTGTTCTATACTTTGAGCTTGAATGCCTTGAGGATCTGCACCATCAGCAAAGCCTGGCACATCATAGCCAAACCTTTCTTCTACTAATGCTGGTTCTTCTTTTGCTAGTTTTTGTAAACCTTTATTTGCTTTTGATAAATCTTTCATTTCTCTCTGGAAACTCCTTTTGTTTTTTCAAATGTTCTAAGGCCGCCAAGGCCGAGCATCCCCATTAAAATGGTGGACAGTTGTGCGAAATCAAATTCGGGTAAATTTATTTCATTATAACCGAATAAACTCAAAACAGTATATAAAAGTGGATTTAAAATAAAATGCCAAAGAAGAGCAAAACCACACACCCAACCGATAAAAGGGCGCCAACCAGCAACAAATATACTTTTATGAGCAGCTTCCGCTTTGTTGACTTCCAACTGCGCAAGATTAGCTTTGTGAATTTCGGACTTGAGTTCATATTCTAGTTTGGTTCTAAGGTCTTTATCAGCTATAAATTTGCCTAATATTTTTTCTATAGGACTTATTAAACTGTTTAAATCTATCATGAATATGTAGTTCTTTTTCTACGATCTGACATAACAGCGCCACAACCTCTGTGCAACTTACCAATCATACCGCCATCTCTTTTCTTAAGAATAGTTTTTACATTAGTTGGTTTACCACCCACACCTTGAGCTTTAGCTCTTTTTCTTCTAACAGCACTTTTTATTTGTGCTGGTGTCATAGATTTAGCTTTAGATCTTGGCACACACTTAGGGTATTTTCTTTTAGAACTTTTAGCAGACTTACGACCACAGGCTTGAAACTTGCCATCCTTTTTAGGAGCGCCTATATCTACCCAATCACCTTTCTTACCTTTACCAAACCACTCTGTTAATGACATTACTTTTTCCTTGTTTTTCTTATAGACTCTTTACCTTTTTTAAAAATACTTGCTACTAATTTTTTACCCATAACTTTAGCTCTTTGCTCACCGACAGTTAAAATTTGTATCTTTCTAGCAAAAGGTTTTTTAATTCTTTTAACTTTAGCTACAGTAGCTCTAGCATCAGATGGAGTAGCAAACTTTATTCTAACAGTATCTTTAGGGTTTTCATCAGTATATAGTCTTCGACCACTACCTTTTGGTTTTTTCCCTGTTCCTACTTTAGGGTCTCTTTTTTTTCGACTCACTTCATTTAAGGTTTCTTACCTCTATAACCGCCACCACGTTTTTTATACGTTCTAACTAACCAAGCGTTTGCGTAAGCGCTAGGATATACCTTAAATTTTCGTTTTGCTTCTGCCTTTACCCTTGCATACAAAGCTGGGTTTGTAGGCTTTGGACTTTTGCTAGAAGACTTTTTTTTAGCTTTTGGTTTTCTTGCTGCCATAATATTTTATTTTACATCAATTTATACAGAAACAGTAACTGAACCCAAAGAAGAAGTTGATGAAAGTCCAGAAGCGTAGGTTCTATGGGATGTTAGGTCAATAAACTCAGTGCCATCAAAAACCTGCAAAACCTCAGTTGTTGTGTTAAATATTATAGTTCCTCTATTAAAACTACTAGAGTCTCTCTCTTCTGTGGTCATGGAAAGAGTTGCTACAGGATCAAAAGCGTTTAAATTTATTTCTAGTAAACGTACTAACCTGTTAAATGTATCAGCACTAACATCATCGCCTTGTGCTAAAGGTAATCTGGTATTTAATAATTTTGCCATTATCTCCTGCCATCTGGTGTTAGGTCTAGTCTAGTTGCTCCTAGTCTCCATTTAAAACGTGTTCTATTACCTACATCAGCATCGTCATCAGACTCTATTCTAAACACAACTTGTCTTGCTCTAGATCTAACGTGTGCTTGTTGTGTAGTGCTATTTATCACACTTGTTGAGCTTGTCGTTAAACTATCCCCTGGGAAGTTTCTTTGTTTTATTACAAAGTTAACTTGACCACCATTAGCAGAGTCTCCTAAAAATCTAACATCTGGTATAATTCTTCTTAAAAAACTAAATCGTTCTCCATCTTGAAGGTCTAAGTCACCTGATTCTAGAAAGACATTATCCATCGGACTACCATCATCATCTTCACCTGTTTCATGAGTAAATAAAAAATTAGTGCTACTTGTTGTTCCTGTAGCTCTTGGTTTTTTGAACACACCATCATCTACCCATGCGTGTCTCTCTAATTGACCTATCGTCCAATTTTTTTCTAAGTAATTATATACAACATATCTGTCTATCTCTTGACTTGATTTTGAACAGTAAAACCAACCAACCTCATTAAACTCTCTATTAGTAAAGGCAAATGTTTTAAAACCTTGAGACTTATTAAAGTCATCTAAAACATAACTTAAAACAGAACATGCTAATCTTCTTACTGCTCCGTTGTATGTGTAAAATCCATCACGAGCCATCCAATAAACACCATCTGGCGCTGTAACAGCAGCTTTGGGACCTATCAATCCAACATTTTGATTTATTAAATTAATGCCAAAAGTAAAAGGTGCGCCTATAAATTGCATTGAATATAAAGAGGTGTCTGTCCATATAAGTATCTCTTGCCTTGATTTTATGCCACCGACTATAGTTGAACCTGCTGATAGTCTTAGTGAGCCTGCTGTATTAGTTATCTTTGGCTCCCACTCAGCTATATTCTCTTGATCCGAAAAAGCTATAAGCATAGGATCAACAGAACCTGTTCTAGCAGTACCAGCGTCATTAATGGCGTCTGCTCCTAAAACTATAACGTGTCTATCAATCTCAGAAGTTATAACTTGCAAACCTCTAGTTGGCGCTAAGTTTGCACCAGACAAGGATGTAATGTTAACTGCTCTTGTAGAGACTCCATTGGTTTCATCCCAAAGATATATGCCACCATTTCTAACATTAGCCACTAAGTCTTCGCCAAAATTATCTTGAGACCATAACCTTAATTGGTTTGTGTCTGATAGTGTTGCTGATTGTCCCCAAGTTCCGTCACCCCAAGGATTAGCACCCCATCCAGTACTATCTACAAAAAAATCTAAACCTACATTAATCTGATAAGCGCCAACGACACTTGAGCCACCATTCCCACTATCGGATGCGTTTGCAGTGACAGTGCTACCTGATGTATCTTTAGCTGTAATTTTATAAGAGTTTGCATTTACTATACTATCTATTTCATATTCTTGGTTTAGAACTGAGGCAATGACATTACCGCCCAAAGAAGATGCTCCACTAAAAGTTACAAAATCACCTTTAACTGCTCCGTGAGCAGTATCTGTAACAGTTATTTCTGATGAGCCGTTGGAGGCACTAAAGGTAACATCGCCTGCCGATGTTGTAGATCTGATTGGCGTCACATCATTAAATGTGGTTCCTTCTAAAATATATAGTTTTGAAGTGGTTCCAAGTCCTAAGTAAGCAGTTCCGTCTAAAGCAATCCAAGGGAATAAAGACCTACACTTACCTAGAAAAGAATTAGTATTTGTTTTTTCCCAACCGCCAATCTTCTCTGGTAGTCCTTTTCTAAATCTTACCAAATTTCCATCGAACCATCCATTCTCATCTAGTAATTGTGTATTTTCTTTATTAATTCCAGGATTAAAAATGTATTTAACTAAACTCATAATTCATCTTTTAATTTTTTTTCATACCATTCAGCTTTCTCAAGATCTTGCTTACCATTCTTTTGTCTAAAGCGCCATCTATATTTAAAACTATTGCCTCTTAAATATCCTATCAATTCTTCTTTAGAGAGCATAGATTTTAAAGCATCATAACACTCTATTTCGCCCTGATTATAATGTTCAGGTTTATTAACATCATCATATTTCATTTTATAAGCCATTTCTCCTTTGTAAAATTATCTTTATCATCTGTTGATTTAATAATTTTATTTTTAATTTCTACTATTAAGTTAACAGATTTTTTTAAACTTTCTTGAGTATCAATACTCTTTATATATTCTACTTTTTTTTGATAAGTTTTTCCTAAATTATAATTAGGTTCAAAAATAACTTTATCTCTTTTTAAAAAAACAAAAGCAAAAATATCAACTTCAGAGCCATCGTAGACTCTGTATTCTTTTTTGTTAGATATTTTTTTCTTAATGTCCCACCTAACCCAATCACTATTATTTTTCTTAAAGGTTGAGTTGCTGGTTTTAACTTGAATTTTAAAATTTACATTTTTTTTATGACATAGAAAATCAAAACGAGATGATGATGATGCAGGAAAAATATCATCAAATATTCTAGCCAAGTGTGATGCAGCTAGATACTCTCCAGCCAAACCTACTTTTAAATTTTTTGGCATAGAGTTATTCTGCTATGTTTACAATTTATACAAAGATAAATCCACGAACAATCAAAGTCACCATGCTCGAAATTAATACAACTAAAAGACCAATGATTGTTTTGGTTCCAGTATCTAGCTTTTGATTTATTTCTTTAACGTCTTTATCTATTTCGTCAAAGTTTTTGAAGGCTGTCTTCCACCTCTCGCTACATTCTTTTTCATGAACAGCGAGTTCTAGGTGTACGTCTGCAGCCGTCTTTCTAGCCATTATTTTTTAATTTTAAAATTAAGAGCTATTAGATCAAGATAGCTATATAGTTTACTAATCCATTTATCGTCTCTTTCACTTGGTGTAAGTGTGGCTAAGACAGAAGCCAAACTAATAATAATACTTAACGAAATTAAAAGATCGCTAATCCAATTTAATAAAAACATCACTTCTTACTCCTTTTTAATAGTTTTTCTAATTTGTTTGCTTGTTGTAAATGAGTCTTAGAGGCTTTTTTTAATTGGCCAATAATCTCTCTAAGTTTTTTCTTTTGTGCATTACCTGGTACAGACATTATTTTTTCCACTTCCAAACTCTTTTCCAAGCTTCATTTTTATGCTTGGTTTTTTTGTTATCTGGTATGTATTTGCCTTGTTCGTCTCTTTGACGAACCCAAACAAAACCTAACATTTCTAAAAATTTATTCCACATTTTTTTCTTCCTTACCTTCTTCTTCTTCCTCTTCTGGCATTAAAGGTTTTAATCTAAGCATTATTTCTTCTCTAATTTCACTTAATGCTTTTATCTCAGAACCACTCCAAGCTCCTCTTTTGCAAGACAAATCAAGAAGTTGTAGCATATTTAACAAAAAAGTTTTTTCATCCATTTTATTATCTCAATATGAAAATTATTTAATTAACCATTCTTCAACATCTGAGGATACATCCTTTAGTTTAATCCAAGATGCTCCTGTTTGTTGACCTTTTTTAATTCTAACCTTACCCATTAAGCCTACACATGCCCATTCTTGTCTTTCACTTCTTGGAATATAGGTAAGTGATTCATCATAGCTTGAACTAATTTTTCTTCTTCGTAAATTATTACCATTTTCGTCTAGTGAAACAATTTCAGCATCAGATGGAACTGATACTTCACTTGGAATCTGGTCTGATTGATATGAGTGCTTTATTTGTTGTGGTGTATCTGTACCATTTTCTACACTTTCTACCCATTCTGTTTGTGTGTAATCTTCATAAAGATCTCTACCATAGTCATCTTTTTCATACTTGCCTTGCCAATATAATTCTTGAGCATCTCCGACAACACTAGGATTTGCAGAAACAACACCAATAATATTGTCGCCTTCTTCTGCTACTTTTATTTTATTATTAACTATAGCTACTGAGCATCCAATTCTATCTTCATTACTAGAGTTTCCATCTTCCCATTCAAAATATTCAGCATAGTCAGCACCACCACCACTAAAGCTACCATCTGCTGTGACTTCTCCATCACCACGAACTTTAAACTTAGGGTCAGATGCAAAGTTTGCATAGGCTTGAATTAAACTGAATGCAGAACTTGATGTTCGTTTAGCTTGAAGCTGTAAAAGATTTCCGCTAAATGATGTGCTTGATTGTGTAACTCTAAGTGCAGGGTTGCCATCTCCTGTGCCTACACCACTAGAAAAACCTATATCAACATTACCATGTCTTGTTATTTGTATAAGTTCTGTACCATGTCTTGAGAATAAGAAACCTTTTCCACCTACATCAGCAAAATCAGAATCATCATTTTCTCTGACATTAAACTCCATATCATAGGTACTGCCATTTGCTGTTGCTGCTCTAAATTGTGTCCTTGCCCCATCTCCTTTCATCATTATTGCAGGAACTACACCAGAACTATCTGTATTAGCAAATATGATACTTCCATTTGATTGAGTAGAAGCAGCGCCATTTACGCCACCACTTGAGCCAGTAAGAACTGCTAATATACCTGTATCAGCTAAAGTGCCACCAAGTTTGGTTCTACCACCAGCATGAGTAATATTTCCAGAGCTATCAATATTTAATCTTTCAGAGCCACCTGTATCAAATCTAATTACATCTTCATCAGATGATTCTTCGCACTGCACTTTAGTATCGCCGTCAGCGTCAGATATAGAGCTAGGTGTTCCCGAAGATACAGAGCCAAATGATAAAGCTCCACTTCCATTTGTTTTTAAAACTTGGTCAGCACTACCATCTGACGTTGGGAATGTGTAAGCTCCGTTAAATTGCACCACTTGGCTTTCATTGATACCAATAGCTACATTAGAACCTACTGTACTGCCATTTCCGATCAAAAGATCATCTGCCGAATCATCTAAACCAATATAAAAATCCTGCGCATTGCCGTCAAAAACTAATTTTGTATCTTCTGCACCTGCGTCCCCTATTGTTAAAGTTGGTGTTGACCCATTTATAACTACAGGACTTGCTATAGAAATACTAGACCCATCTGCTGATAAACTGTCTAGTGCAATGTCTCCAACATTTGTTATGTTGGCATCGTTAAAAGATGTAGCTCCAAAAGTATTTGAAGCAGCCGTTGAGGTAATGCCATTGGCAGCAGTTATCCCACCGCCATCTGCAATCGTTATGGCATTGTCACCATCTGTAAAACCAATATTAGCAGTTTGCACTTCGCCACTTACTAATAGATCTCCACCTACAGAGGCGTCATCCGTAACTGTTAAATCATCACTAACTTTTAAATCTACTGTAGATAAACTTGCAAAAGCGTCATTTACTGCAGCACCTGATCCAGCACCATCTAGATAAACTACTTTTACATCACCAGGGCCGATAGTTACTGTAGAACCAGAGCCTTGTTTTATTATTATGTTTTGACTGCCTGAAGTTGCATTTTCTATAAAATGAACTCTTTTTAATGTGTTGGGTCCTATTGTTATAGTACAAGCGCTATCTAGTGTGCCTGTATATTTAATATACATAGCTCTAGCTTCATCAGCCGAACCATCAGCTACAGTAGACGCATGAGTATCTGCATTTGTTGTGATGGCTTCTGTACCAAAACCAAGCCCCTCTCCGACTAATTCTAAATTTGTATTTGTTGAAGTTCCCCAGGTTCCTGATTCATCCCCTGTGGCTATTTCTTTTAATCTTAAGTTATTTACATAGGTTGCCATTTGTTACCTCTTCCTCATTTTACTCTTTTTTTTCTTACTTGCACAATGTGCTTTCTCACTAAAACCTCTAGGCTTATTACAGTTAATTTTTCTTTTTCTTGCAATGGACCATTTTTTACCCATCGAATGCAGACCAGTTTGGAGTTTGAGAATCTGTTATAACATTATAGTTTGGAGTTTGACTTGTATCAATAACTGACCAAACATTAACAGAATTTAAAGTTGCGGTTAGTCTCAAACCAGTAACTGAAACATCTTTTGGTAGAGATGCAACTACGCTACCAAGTCCAGATGTCATACTTAAACCTGAAACAGATAGATTGTTGTTGGTAACAAGACTAATAGTTCCTAGTCCTGAAGTTGCTCCCTGTTCGGTAACTGATTGATTAACAGCAGCTTTTACTAAAACTGTACCTAAAGCAGAAGTTGATCCTTGCTCGGTAACTGGTTGATTGACGCCAGAGGATTGTGTGGTTGTTCCTAGAGCAGATGTTGCTGATAAGCCAGATACAGATACCTCTATATCTGCGGGCTGACCCCAAGGTCCTGATCCCCAGCTATCTCTGCCCCAACCTGTATCTATAGCCATAGGGTCTGTACCCCTATGCTATAGTTATGATTGCGTTAGCCCCAGCAGCAGGGAAAACTATTGTAAAGTCTCCTGCACTTGAAGATTTGGACGCCCCAAAGCTGATTGTTGCTACTGATTTATCTGAATTAGTATCGTTATAAATTAAACACCCACTGGCTGTAACTGTGGCTGTGCTAAAAGTTAAATCTGCAAAATCCACAAAGGCCGTAGTTCCTGTTGAAGATGGTGCAGCAATTGCAGGGGTTAATGCTGATCCGCCTGCTGTGTAATTTGTTCCTGAACTTTGTCCTGGTAAACTCGTTGCATAAGCTGTTGTGGTCGCTCCCAAAGAAGCGGTAGCACCAGCATATAAGGCTAATTTAAAAGAGTTGCCACCAGAGGCAAAATTATGAACTCCTTGTAAAAGTTCTTTTTTAAAACTTGTTGTTAATGTTGATGAAATTGCCATTAAAGTCTCCTAATCACTTTCGCTAATTCTTCCTCNCCACCTTTCAATAACTCTTGAATGATGGTTACTTTATATGATTTTATAGCATTCTTTATATAAATTAAAGCAACTTTGTAAATAACATCACGATAAGCTCTAGCTTGTTCTGTTATATGTGGCTCTTTATCTTCCGAAACACCGACTATTTTATTAGTTAATTGTTCTGCCCAAAACTCTGGTGGATGCCCACCATAGTTAGTGGTAGCAACTTCAATTGCTCCTAGTTTTGGTAATCCTTCTTGGTTCAATATTTGTTAGGTTCTACAGGACCTTTTAAATGAGAATCATATCTATCTAAATATCCTGATTGTTTAATATTCTTTTGCACTTTTAGTTCACTAACTTTTTTAACTTTTAAATTTTGGTGACTATCATATCCTACCACTAGAGGATCTTCTAATCTATGATAACCATAAAGCTTATCTTCAGCAGGTATGTTAGCGTCTAGTAAACTAGAGTTTTGTGCTATATCAACTTGTATGTTTGCCTCCATACATTTAGACAACCAAAACTCAACACAAGCTCTACCAGCTTCAGCAAAAGCAGGGTTTGACTTATAAGTAAAATCTATGCCAAACAAAGACACCTTTCTGACTTTATTCCAATATGCAAACGCTACAGCATAAGCAACTGTATTGTTAAGATAATGACACTCAGTTTCCTCTACGACTTCTTTTACAGGATATTCTACTAATCCAGGACAACGAGAATCTTTTTCACATGTATATATTGGACCTTTGTGTTCTAACAAAACTTTTTTCATGGACTCTGTTTGTCCACCTGCATCATTGCCATCTAAGAATCTAGAAGCTGGATCCATCATAAATACCCTATCGTGGTATATAACTGAAGAAACTGCATTTATTGCCCAAACCTCATCAAAGTTTACTCCGTGAGTTTTGGCTATATTAAAGTCTTGCCAACTATTGCCTAAACCAACAATAGCGACAGAACTCTCGTTTAATTTTTTAATTGGTTTCATTTTCTCTCTCTCTTATTAATTACTATTGTATAGGTTTTCTCAAAGAGTCATACCTATATTCATCTTTTCTACCCCTTGCCTCTGCTCTATTTTTTAACTTAGCTATCTCTTGAGCATATCTTCTTTCATAAACTTGTAAAAGATCAGGCTCTCCTTTTAGAAAAGTATAAGCGTCAGCTATACAACCATAAAGCAAAGCGTCTCTAGCATTAGTAGAAAGCCAAGTTCCTGTTGTGTCAGTGACTAAAGATGTAGGTTGATACAAGTAATGAAGTTCAACATTGTACGCAACATCAGGAACTGGAGCCACTATTAAGCTAGAACCATTGCTAGATGCAGTAGACAATTCTTTATCGAACTGACCATAATATTTTGGCAATCCTCTTAAAGAACTATCTGATGGGTCTGGTGAAAACTCTTGCATAAAAGATGGATGTTTTAAATCTAAGTAATGATAATCTCCATTACTGTCAATTACAGCCAAACTAAAAGCTAAAATAAAATCATTAGGACAAGTTAAAAATCTATTACCTACGCTTAAATTACCAGAAACATTTTTTCTAAAGTAATCAAACTGAACTTCATTAAATATTCTATCTTCAGTATTTTTTATAATATCATCTAAAGTATTTACAAAAGTAGTTTCAGTAGACTCTGTATAATTTTGTATTAGTGTTTTTAGTTCTGCTAAAGTCATTATGTTGTTATGGTAACACTCCCAAGGTTTGATGTTGCTGACAGAGGGTCAAAATTAGTTCCAACAGGGTCTGTGCTTGTAAAGACATGAACATAATCTGTATTCTCATTATCATTGTCTGGTCTAGGATCATATAAAGCTTCTGGGTCTGATGTTGCTGATATAGGCTCTAATTGTGGATGTTTCATTTCATAACAACTAGGACAAGTTTTTAAGCCATTCCACTCTTTTCTTAACTCAAGTAGCTTGTAACGAAACCCACACCTATCACAATGTGCTAAAGCATATTTACCTGTGGCGTATGCCATTAATATCCTCCTCTAGAATATGGTGCTATTTTTAAAGAAGCTCTATCCTCATCTTGATCTGCCGCTCTTCTAAATTCCTCTTCATATATTCTTTTTAAATCTGAAGATCTTTGAGGGACTCTTTTTAAAGATATGTAATATGCCAACCCAGCAACAAAACATGGATAAAATCTAAATGGCATATCTAATGTGTTTGTAGCTGCATCAGCGTCATCCATTCTTACAATTTTATTAAAAACTAAAACATCAGTAGAATTTTCTGGACTAGGCCAAATCTTTAAAACAGGTGTTGTTAATTTATCTAGAAAAAATTGTGATGGTCTAGCCTTAGTATCTTTATTAGGAATGTTCAAATATTCAGACCTGCTTAATCTTGTCATCTGCAAGTCTGTAGTTACAGTGCCGTCAACCCTTCTTAACGAACAATCTAGAACATCTATAATGTTTGAATTTAAAGTATAGCTAGATGTCCCTTCAGTAACTGTTTGAGTAGCTTGTTCTATAGTCCATTGATTTAAACCTCTATTTGCCCACTCAGCTAAAAGAAAGTTTATAGACCTTCTAGCCATTTTTAAGTCATAACCAGTTCTTAGTTCAAGTCCACAACGCTCAAAAGCCTCCTCTATAAACTCTGCAACATTTGGTTCAAAATTTGTACTTCCTGATAATGCCATAATTTATTCTA